TTTTGTAAGAGATGATTGCATATCTTGACTAGTTCCTTCTCCTGGATAATATCTTTTCCCTTCAGGAGTGTCAAATTCTGCAATCTGTCTCCCCTTAAATCTTGATTGTCCTTTTTCACTAGTGTAAGGCATAATATCTTGCCTTACAGTATAACCACCTCCTCCAGTTCTACTGTACTTACCCTGTGGAATCTTTGAAGATAAAATGTTATTAAGAGCCTGTAATGCCTCATTACTGGGACTCGATAAGACCTCTTTAACATCATCTGCATCTTTAGATTTATCTCCGAATATATTTATCATTTGTAACAACTTATTCATTTTATTATCCTGTTATTATTTTATCCTTTTATTTATAATTCTTTCTTTGTAATTGCCTGTTAAACTTTCCAACTTGACGAATACCTTTAGGTTTTGCGTGAAGTTCCTTTAAAGCCTCTAATACATTAATAGGACTTTCTTGTTCTCTTAATACTATTTGTGAAGGTTTATGCTCTCCAATAGGAAACTTACGTTTCGATTTAGCTTTTCCAAGTAATTCTTTTAAAAAAGATATTACACCTTTACCAGCCTTTGCTCTTCCCATAGGAGTAACAGACATAGCGATATTCATAATCTCTTCTGGGGGAAGGCTAAATCCATATTCTACAGCAGTATCCGCATCTTGTGATTTTTCTCCAAATACATCTAGTGGCTCTAAAGCTACATTTGTAGCATCTGGTTCTTCTTTACTCATTGTTAACATTTCTAATATTGATTTATCCATTTTATTACCCTGTTATTAATTCACCCCAAAGGGATGTTCTTCCGTTAATTATTTGTATTACATGGACAGTAAAAAATCCTTTATCAAAGAAATCTACAATTGCAAATGCATGAGACCAATTATGCATCCTATATTGTAAAAACTCATTTTTTCCTGCACTCATGTCTTTTAGACATCCTATACTCCACGCTGACTTCACGCCATCCAGATGAGTTACAGACGATTGCTGAATATCGTGGTGATGACCATACATAATGCTTTTCCCTAGCCTCATCAAGTGATTCCTTGTATGATTTATCCCAGCAAAATGATGACCATGATACATTGCTAGTTTCCCAATTTTCATGTATCTTCCCACAGGATGATACATATAACCTCTTTCTTTTAATTTTACGCATTCTTCAAACCTATATTGTTCCATGTATGGATGCTCTTCGACAAACCTATTCATCCAATCATCGTGATTACCTTCTATCATATGTTTCTCTTTACAGTTTGCCTTATCAAGAGACTCATCTATTTTATCCATCCCTTTATTTACTGCCTTTATATCAGCATCAATAAAAGGAGTTTGATACTCTAGTGGAGGTCTTTTTTTCTTTCTCCACTGCCAATGCGAAGCACCTTCCCATTCTCCTACATCACCTAAATCTACATATATATCTGGCTTTACTATTTCTATACACTTACATAAACAATTAATAGCTTTTTTATCAGCTAATGGAAAATGTTTATCTGGTGTAACTATTGCTCTTTTTACTATTGATTTAGCCATATTAAAAATTCGCTCCAAAAAATATTGAATTATTTGCTACTGATACCGCTGTGTAATCAACATCTAAATACACATAAGCAACTCTTAAAAATTTAAATCTTGCAGGTCTACCAGTACATGTAATTTCTATTTGCACATTTTCAAGACCTGTGTAGTCCCAAACTGTTCCAGGGGACTTAAGTGTAGTAGCACTACCACTATAAGCAGGATATGCTGAATTATCTACAGCTACTGTACTTGCAGCTCGAAGTATACCAGTTCCTGTTAATTGTATTGCCATATTTAAACTTCCAATTCCAGTATAGTGTGCATGCACTTTTGGAGTAACTGTCACATCTTCTCCAAAATCAATATCTGATTCTGCTACTGATGGATTGGCAAGTGTATATGTTATTTCTCCATTTTGTAATGTTTCGTAAATATAAGTAGAATCATCATCTTCATCTACAAGATCAACAAAATCAAGCCCAGTGCTAGTAGACCAATTATTAGTTCCAGTTACTCCATCTGGTAATAAAATAAAACTAGCCATTAAAAATTTAAACTCGCTACGCCATAGGCTTTATGATTATCATTATCCCAATAAAATGATAAAATATCTATCTTTCCTCCACCAGTTGTTAAAGTAGGAGCTGAATCTCCAGCCCATACAACAGTAGATTCATTACCGCCTGCTTGATCAAATGTTTTCCAATTTGTCACAGCTCCTCCACCAGAAGCGTGTTGCTTAATAAGTAGAACACAATTACAAGATGCATTTGGAAAGTGTAAATGTATATCTGTAATAGTTTCACTTGCAGATGTGAAAGTTAAATGTGCTTTATTCCCATTTCTTTGAAAATATACATAAGTATCAGTCGCATTATAAGTAGGTTCAAATTGAGTAAAGCCTACTCCTGATGTAAGAAAATTAACAATATTTCCATTTGTAGCTCCATCTTCAAGGAGTCTCATCATATTATCACCTCCAACATGAATATCAATTCTATCTCCACCTCCATGTTCTACAAAATATGTATCATTACCGCCATCAAAATATAATTTCTTTGTATTTGCTATAGTAAAATCACTTGAAACATTTGTTACACCACTTGAAGTAATTGTTAAATCAGTTCCATCACCAGATATATACTCTCCTGCATCGCCAAATATTACTTTCCTATCATTAGAAAGAGCTAAATTTGCATTATTATCTACAGATAATATTTTACCAGCACCACCAGTTAGATACATTAAATATACATTATCCCAACCAGTTAAATCTGTCTGTGTTTGTTCATATAGTAAACCATAATGAATATCGCTACCACCAGCACCAGAGGAAAGATTTAATGTTTCTTGTATTACAAAAGATGAATCACTTGTACCAGATGAAGTCTTTGTATCTGGATTTAACCATAAATATGATCCTTGCATCTGAATATATCCATCAATATCTAAAGTCATATTAGCAATAGCACCATCATCGTCCACAGTTGAAAGTATAGTTGCACCATTAGCTCCAACAGCTATATTAAAATAATCTCCAGTATCAGCATCATCCATTATTTTTAAAGACACGTTATCTACATCAAAATCAAATATAGTTGTAGTGCCATCATTCATTGTAATATTGCCACCATCAGCAGATAGTATTATATCCTCTTGTGCATTTACAGTAAAATCTCCATGTAAACCTAAATTAATATCTTCAGTTCCTATAGTTATATCTCCAAGCTTTATAGTAGTAGAGCTAGATTCTGTAGCTATTTGTACTGATGGATAATATATTTTATAATTACCAGAGCTAACTGTCTGACTTGTGCTTACAACTATTTGAGTTCCAGTAGCAAAAGCGGTAATAATTCCAGCATCTGTTCCATCATCAAAAATAAATCTACTACCAACCATTGCCTCTGTAAATGTAGTTCCACTACCAGTAATTACAGTTGAACTTTGAGATGCAGTTCCAGCACTATATTGAACATTAGTATTAAATATTTCAACCTTAGAAGCAGGAGCAACTACAGTTCCTATACCCATAGAAGATGCAAGTAATCCAGCTTGAGTATAACTTACATTTCCAGTAGAATCAGCAGTTGCTGAAGTTGTTCCAAATGCAAACTTATCTTCACTTTCATCCCATAATATTGTAGCATTATCTCCAGTAGAACCACGCTCTATAATAAGACCACAATCATTAGCATTAGAACCTGCACCACTATTAAGCTCTAATAGAGTATCTTTAATAGTAGTATTTGTAGTGTCAAGCTTTGTAACACCAGCAATTACTTTTGCTCCACTTACTCTACTTACAGGCATTATGTAAAATACACAAACTGTATAGCTTGTGAAGCTTGATCTGCTATTGCATAAATTAAATTGAGATTACTAACCTCAAGTGTAACTACGTCTCCAGCATATAATAATAATCCAGTTGCAGCTGTCACGCCACTACCTCCTATATAAATTTTACCTGCATTGTCTTCTGCAGCCATTATTTCTACTCTTATACAAGCTTGAGAACCAGATATAACAACAGCAGATGTGCTTATTCCTGTTTTATTATTTTGACCTATTCCTGTAGCTGCACGACTTGTTTTAATTCTTCCACTACTATCATCTAATGCATCACCATCAGAATCTAGGAGTCTTATTGCACTTACACTTATATTAGCCATTTAATATATCTGACAATCCTGCTTTATCAATATTGTCAACCTTGTTTTTAAGCTTTAATTTTGCAACCTCTTCAAGAACTCCAATCTTCCATTTTGCAAAACTATCTTTAGCTTTTTTAAGGCGATCTTTTTCTTTTTCTACACTAATTTTAGCTTTATTAACCTTCTGCTCCCATTTAATATATTTATCTTCTGTATCCTCCGTAAGATTTTTTATTGCTTGAAGCTCTGCATCCATAGATTCTTTACTAGATTTAAACTTTTTCTTAGCATTTTTTAACTTACTTTCTTCTTCTAGTGCAAGGTCTTTTGCCTCAAAAAGCCTTTGTTCAAATTGATGAACCATATCCTCGTGTTTTTTTGCCTGCTCTTCAAGTTTATCATATTCAGATTCATATTTATCAACTTTAGCATCATGATCTATATAAAGAGATTCTATTTCCTCTTTAACAATAAGTAGTTCTTCTTCTTTAGAGTCTTTTTTTGCTTGAATATTAGCAAGTTCTACTTTAGATTCTTCGCATTTAACTTTATAAAATTCAAGTTGCTGTATTTTAGCATAAAGTTGTTCTTTTTTTCCCTTAAGATTAGAAATGCCTTCTTTATGAGAAATATATTCTTTCTCAGCCTTAGATACTTTTTTAAGTTTATTAGATAAAAGATGTTCATTAGAGGTTATCCCATCATTTAACTTGTGAAATCTAGTCTCTTGAAAATCAATTTTTCCATAAAGTTCTCCAAGCTTTTTAGCTTGAGTATCATATTCTTCTTCAAGTAATTTTAAATCTTTCTTTTTATCTTTAATTGATATAGATAAATTATCATTCTTATTCTTTAAAGAATTATTTCTTTCAACAATAGCTTTTTTAAGATCACTATTACTTATAGGAAGTTTATTTTTTCCACCTATCTTAGCCATCTATTCTCCTTAGTGAAATGATAATACTTCAAATACCTCAGCAGTTGAAGTACCACCAGAACTTTCAATTCTAACTTGATCTATCAATATATTATTAATAGTAAGTGGAAGATCATCAAAATTAATAGTAATATCATCTCCCCATGTACCATTTATCTTTAATGCTATTTTAACAGTATCTCCAGCAGTACCACTTATAGGAATGAAAACTACTTCTTTGGCTGGCCCATCACCACTACTAAGCCAATCCGTTCCATTATTATCAGTATCATCATCATCTACTGTTATAGTTTGCGATGAATAACCTGTATATACTTGAATGTTATTTGCTTCTTGAACTGTATATTTATGTAAATTTGCCATGTTTATTCTCCTTATGAGTTACACTTTAAGCTCTTGGCAGAGCGTGAGCGTGTTATTTATTGTCTTTATTTTCTGGATACAATTGAAGTAATACTTCTAATGCACCTTGAGCTTTCAGAGCCATTGTTTGATGGTGCTCTGCTTTTTTTTGATGCTCAACTAATTGTTTTTCCAAAATTTCTATTGCTTCCCTACCCTTTTCTTCATCTGTTTTTTCTACTATTGCTTCTTCTACTTTTTTATCTCTCACCTTATCCTTCATTTCATTTCCTTATTTGTGTTATTTGTTTATCCGTCTGCATCTCCTGTTGGAGAACTAACAGCTATCCAACTTGAACCATTACATACAAGAGTCCATCCACCATAGTTTACAACTGCCTCATCGCCATTAGTGCATAAAAGTATATTTTGACTTCCTCCTCCTTCACTATGTTCAAGCGTTAAAGTATTAGCAGAAGTCATTTTTGCTACATGTAGAACTTGCCCTGCAACACCTCCAGCCAAACCTCCAATAGTAACATTATTAGAAGAAGTATCGGCTTTTAACACAAATGCTTCACTAACATCTACATTATCAGTTGGGCCAGCAGTAGAAATTGTTACTACTTTCCCCGCCATTGCACCCGCAACTTCAAGTTTACAAGCTGGAGCTGTATCTCCAATGCCAACCTTACCAGCAGTATCAATTACAACTCTATCCGCAATACCATCACTCCCTCTTGTAACAAATCTTAAATCCCCTCTATCTGCAGCAACAGATGTACTTATAATTCCCGCAGCTCCAGAACTAGAAGACCTATGTACAAATACTGTGCCTACTGCAGTTCTATTAGAGGTATCATCATGATTAGACATAATAAGCCCACCAACAGTAGCCATATCAGTGGCATCATATACAGTAGATAAATCTTGAGATAGTCTACAAATTTTTCCTGTTACTCCTATACTTCCTGAATCAGCAGCACCTACATCAAGAGTTACTGCTGGGTCAGTAGTTCCAATACCAACCTTCCCATTAGCATCTATATTTAAATTATTTGCGTTTTCTCCTTGATTAAACCCTATATATCCTACACCTACAGCACTTGCACCTCCATCATCTGAAACTCCTACATATATATAGTCACCATCATCTCCAATTTCTATTTCAGCTGTATCATCTGATGATCTAAATGTAGCAACTTGATTTGTAGTACCAGAAGCAACATGTAATTTTTTTTGAGGAGAAGTAGTTCCAATGCCTGCTTTTGAAACATCTCCATCTATTCTCATTACCTCTGTTGCAACTCCACCATCATTTACTTTAAATATAATATCTTTATCAGAAGTAATATTTTCTATATAAGCATCATCAGATGATGTATATATATTTAAATCTTTACCTGCTCCAAGAGCAAGTTTTGTAGCATCTACAGGAAGCCATACATAATCTGTTGTGCCTTCTAATAATTGCAACATTTGTACACCATCAGCATAAAAATCTACAACACCATCAGCTGATTCTTGTAAATATGTACTACTACCACCATCTAAGTATAATTTATTACCAGTTTGTATTGCTAGATATTGAGATGCTGCAGTACCTGATCCAAATAAATCAAGCACATTAGACCATGAACCACTAGACAATGACATGAAGTTTAATTTATTAGTTGATGAGGACGAAACTATTCGCCACTGATCTGCGTTATCATCTCCTTCATCCGCAAATAATTTAAGTACAGCATCTTCCCCTTCTGCCCCTATAAGTTTTAAAGAAGAAACTGTATTTGTATATGTTGTAACACTTCCAGATTTTGTATTAGTATCTGTTGTCCATGTTGTTGATGTTGAGGACATTTATTCTCCTTATAATTTTGGTACTGCTAAAACTCTTACACCAGATTTTCTTGATCTTTGTTTCATAACTGATTGGTCGTATACATTTTTAAAATAACCAACTTTATCCATCTCTCCTTGATCTTCATATAATCTATGTTTTAAATAAGCAACTAAAGATGGATGTAAACTTGTATCTAATCCAATATCAGTATCTAAATCCTCAGTTATTGCACTAACAGTTTCATATTTTGATTTATATGTAATTCTTAATCCATTATCTATAAATAATGATGTAAGAGATGCTGTTATACTTGTTTCATTAGATGCAGTCTCAGCAGACAAACTCATTGTAAATGTAGTTGTACTAGGCACTGTTTGAACTGCTTTGCTTGCAAGATCAGAATCATTAAAATTAGTTGTTCCAGATATAGAGATTCTATCTCCTACAGCTAACCCATGAGCTGCACTTGTAGTATATGTAGCAACAGAACCAGACCTTGTAACACCAGTAATTGTAGCACTTAAATTGCCATCTCCTTGAAATGTATCATATCTCTCATTAGTTATCGCAGTAGAATCTGTAGATGTAGTATCTAAACATAATACTCCTAAACGCTGATCATCATTAAACCATACAAAATAATCATTTGGATAATTTCTAGTTGCCATATAATCTCCTATTTAAGTACATTACTATCTTCAGTATTATCGGTATCAGCTCTAAGTAATTTATGAGGATCAGAAAGTTTTGGTATCATTATATATCTATTATTTGTATCTAATATTTCTACTCTCTCTATACTTAATACTGAAGGATGAAGAGTATACCATCTTTTATTTTTTTCTAAATCAGTTGTTGCTGAAACAGTATAATGTTGTTTTTTATTTGCTATATCTAAAAGACCT